ATTGCAGCAGGCACTGGTTGGACTTTGGTTGGCACTGTGACTTCTGCAACTCTTACATCGGCTGCTTGGCGTGCCCGTAAGACTGGCGATGGCACTTGGACTGCTTACCGCATTTCCTAAACCAAATAACGGGGCTTCGGCCCCTATTTTTAAGGATTTTTATGCCATCAAATACTAAAGCTATTGGCGTTGCTTATTCAGACCCTGAATTTAGCACTTGCTATGCAACCGAAGAAATTGGTTACGCTGCTGCTGCGCAAGGAACTGTGACGCAACTAACAGACAAGTCTACAGGGGTAACTCTGAACAAGTCTGCTGGTCGTATTACAATGAATGCGGCTGCTTTGGCGGGAAGTACTGCTGTATCGTTTACACTAACCAACAATTCAATTTCTATTAATGACACAATAATTGTGTGTGTTTCTAGTAACACTACTGGTAGTGCTGCTGGTGCTTACACCACTTACGTTTCGTATTTGGCTGCTGGTTCTGCTTTAATTACGTTGCGAAATTTGACTGCATCAACTTCATATTCTGAAGCTGTAATTATTAACTTTGCAATCATTCACGGCGCAGTTTAAAAAAAAGGGTAGGGACTCAATTCCTACCCTCTTAACATGAACATTTATTTAAAGCATCCTATTCATGGGGCTAAAGTTGCCACAATGGAACAAGAAGCCGTTTACGATGAGAAAAGCGGTTGGGTACGCTACAATCCTATTAACGATGAATTGTCAATTCCAGTAAATGAATTAGAAGTTCGTCGCAGAGGTAGGCCACCACGCAAGGATTCTGAATTATGACAACAACAGCAGGCGACCAAATCAATGCAGCTTTTCGCTTAATTGGCGTATTGGCTGAAGGTGAAACACCGTCTGCTGAAATGTCGCAAGATGGGCTATCTGCTCTTAACCAAATGGTTGATAGTTGGAATACTGAACGCTTATCTTTGTTTAACACCCAAGACCAAATGTTTACTTGGGAAGCTGGCGTAATTACTAAAACGCTAGGGCCAACTGGTAATTTTATTGGCAATCGTCCTATATTGCTTGACGATTCTACTTACTATCGTGACCCAGGCACTAACGTTTCTTTTGGCATTAAATTTATCAACCAACAACAGTACGATGGCATTGCTGTTAAAACCGTTACCTCTACTTATCCGCAAGTAATGTGGATAAACATGGAGTATCCTAATATAATTATGACGGTTTACCCTAAACCAACTAGGGAACTTGAATGGCATTTTATATCGGTTGATGAGATAACTCAATTTACGTCATTGGCTGATACGGTTTCTTTGCCGCCTGGCTATCTACGTGCGTTTAAGTACAATTTGGCGTGTGAAATAGCGCCTGAATTTGGCGTTGAACCAAGCAGGCAAATACAGCGTATTGCCATGACTAGCAAACGCAATCTAAAACGCATTAACAACCCTGATGATGTAATGTCATTGCCGTATTCATTGGTTGCAACACGGCAACGGTTTAATGTGTACGCTGGAAATATGTGATCATTTGTTTTCGTAAACACTATGTTGTCCAGCAATAAATCCTTTCACACCCTTGACTGCTCGCAAAAGCCCTTTAGCTTTGTAGGCATCAATGGCGTGTTGGATGTTTTGCTGATGCGTGATTACTTCCAAGTTATCCAATTTATTATTTCCGCGATTAAGGTCTTTGTGGTTTATTTCCAAACGTCCTTCAATGCGACCGTTAAACGATTCCCACATCATTCGATGAACACCACGTCTGGTGTACTTTCCGTCTTTGCACAAACTGGCAATCCAGTATCCTTTAAGCAATTGAATCTTTGCTGGTCGATGTGTCGCATCACCCGCCCAAGTTTTACCTTGCTTGATAGAATGAGCAGTGGGGATACTGGTATCCAAAAACTCAGCAACTTGTTTAAGGGTAGCACCGTGTTCAAACATCTGTTTAGCTTGCGGAATTTTCGTAGCGTCAAGAGTTTTACTTCTGGCAATTCGACGCACGTTTCCAAAATCGCTTACCTCGTACAGACCCTCAAAGTCAAAAACTGGTTTCCATGTTTCCATAGTCATACTCCATTTAATATGAATGTGAGTATACCATGAAAACGCATATCTTAGGCGCAAGCTATGTAGCACGTAGCGTTAACGCTGCGGATAACCGCATGGTTAATTTATTTCCAGAAATTACGCCAGATGGCGGTAAAGAATCTGGATTTTTAAATCGTGCGCCAGGTCTTAATTTTTTGCAATCAATAGGCACTGGCCCTATTCGTGCTTTATGGGCACATCAAGTTAATGGTCAAAATTTTTATGTAGTGTCTGGCAATGAAGTTTATAAATTGACTTCAACTACTGGTACACCTGTAAAAATTGGCAATGTGTCTGGTACTGGCAAAGTATGTATTGCTGACAATGGCACACAATTGTTTTTTGCGTGCAATCCTGATGGATACATTTACAACCAAATTACCAATGTATTTGCAAAAATAACCGACCCTGATTTTGCTGGTGCTGTAACGGTTGCTTATCTTGATGGGTACTTTGTATTTAATCAGCCAAACAGTCAAATTATTTGGGTAAGCCAATTGCTTGATGGTTCGTCAATAGACCCTTTAGACTTTGCAAGTTCTGAAGGTTCTCCAGATGGCGTAGTTGGAATTGCGGTTGACCATAGAGAATTATGGGTATTTGGCACTGATTCAGTAGAAGTTTGGTACAACGCTGGTACTGCTGATTTTCCTTTGGCAAGAATTCAAGGCGCTTTTAATGAGATTGGTTGCGTAGCTGTTAATTCTATTGCAAAACTTGACAATAGCTTGTTTTGGCTTGGCACTGATGCTCGTGGACAGGGAATTGTTTATCGTGCAAATGGGTACAGCGGAATTCGCATATCTACTCATGCCATTGAATACGCTATTGCGCAATATGGCAATATTTCAGATGCAATAGCTTATACATATCAACAAGAAGGCCACGGTTTTTATGTGCTTACTTTTCCAAGTGCTAATGTTACTTGGGTATTTGACATAGCAACTAATTCTTGGCATGAGCGTGCTGGATGGAATAATAGCCAATTTACCCGTCATCGCAGTAATTGTCAGTGTAATTTTGACGGAAATACAATTGTTGGCGATTTTGAAAACGGCAACATTTACATTTTAGACCTTGGTATTTATGCTGATAATGATTTGCCTCAAAAATGGTTACGTTCATGGCGAGCGTTGCCAACTGGTCAAAACAATTTAAAACGTACTTCACATCATAGTTTGCAAATTGACATTGAATCTGGCGTAGGTTTAAATGGGGTTGAATTTACGCAAACAATTAACTTGCAAACAGAAGTTGAAGAAATGCTTATTACCGAATCTGGTGAAAGCCTAATTGCTGACCAATATGATTATGCGACACAAGGTGTTAACCCAATTGTAATGTTACGCTGGTCGGATGATGGCGGTCACACTTGGTCAAATGAACATACCGCATCTATTGGAAGAATTGGCGAATACGGCAAACGGGTAATTTTTCGCAGACTTGGCATGACTATGAAATTGCGTGACCGTGTTTATGAATTATCCATGACCGATCCCGTAAAAACTGCCGTTATGGGTGCTGAACTTATTATTAGTCCAACAAATGCCTAACATTACGCAAATACCCGCCCCACGGGTAAAATTAATTGATGAAAAAACGGGATTAATGTCGCGTGAATGGTTTGTTTTTTTTAACAATATTTACACTATTGTTGGTTCTAATGTTGGCGTTCTTCAAATTAAAAACGGCGGCACTGGATTAGCAAATTTACCAACTAACGGTCAATTGCTGATAGGAAATTCTGGAAGTTACAAATTAAATACTTTGGGATATGGTTCTGGAATTTCTGTGGTTAATGGCGCTGGTTCAATTATTGTAAGTAATACTGGTGTACTGTCAAACATTGCAAACGCAGGCATTTCCGTTTCTAGTGCAACGGGAAATGTAACAATTACTAACACTGGCGTATTAAGTTTAACAGGTGGCACAACTGGTTTAACACCAAATTCCGCAACAACTGGCGCAATTACTTTAGCTGGCACATTAATTGCTGCAAATGGCGGTACGGGTTACGCATCTTATGCAATAGGCGACTTGCTATACGCTAATACAACAACAACATTAGCAAAATTGCCTGATGTTGCTACTGGTAATGCGCTTATTTCGGGTGGCATCACTACAGCGCCAGCATGGGGCAAAATTGGTTTAACTACTCATGTTAGCGGTACATTGCCAATTGCAAACGGCGGTACAAATAGCACGGCAACACCTACAGCTTATGGAGTATCTTATGGCACAAGTACGGCTTATGCTTTTACTGCTGCTGGCACTACGGGGCAAGTATTAACAGCCACTACAGGAAGCGCACCAACATGGGCGGCACCCGCAACTAATGGAACCGTTACAAGCGTTTCAGTTGTATCTTCTAATGGTTTTGCTGGTACTGTAGCCACAGCATCTACTACGCCTGCTATAACGCTTTCTACGACCATTACGGGGCTATTAAAGGGTAACGGTACGGCAATATCTGCCGCTACGTCTGGTACTGATTACTTAGTTCCATCGGCACCCGTTACAAAAACTGCTGACTTTACCGTGGCTGCTGGTGAAACTTGGATTATTAATAACAAAACTGGTTCAACTTGTACTGTTACACTACCTTCTGCTTCTGCCGTTGCAGGGCGACAATTAAATTTTCAAAATTATCAAGATCAATTATTGGTGTCGGCTTCTTCTAATGTTGTGCCTAGGGCTGGCGGTACTGCTGGTACGGCTATTCTTGATGCTGTTGCTGGCAATTGGGCTACGCTTATTTCTGATGGCACTAATTGGGTTGTTATGCAAGCATCGCCTTACAATGTGCTACTAACATAAGGAAAATAATATCATGAGTTTTTTTGACCAAATAGGAAGTGCTATTTCTAGCGTTATTAGCAATCCAGTTAAAGCTGTTGAAAATCTTGGAAAAGAAATAGTTAAAGTTCCTTTGTTGCCTGAAGCTGCGGTTATTGCCGCATCAATTTATGGTGGGCCTGCTGGTGCGGCTGCGGCGCAAACAGCAGTAGCTAGGGCTAAAGGCAACAGCATGGAGGATTCACTTGGTCAAGGCGCAACGGCTGCGGCTTTATCTTACGGTTCAGGGCAATTAATTGACAGTGCTGCTGCTGGTGCTGCTGGCGATGCTGCTGGTGCTTCTGCTAATGCTGGTGCGACTGGGGCAAATGGGGCTAACGGTGGGTTTAGTCTTTCTGATTTGGGCGGTTCTGGAAATTTAGATATTGGCGGTATGCCTATGGGCGGCGGTGGTGGTTCTACAGGAGGTGGTGGTATGGACTATGGTAATGCGGCTTTAAATATTGGTTCTATGCTTTATAGCAATCAAGCTAATAGGCAAGCAGCAGATCAGGCTTCACGCACTACACAAGATGCTAATGCACAAGCTATGGCTATGCAGCGTCAAATGTTTGAACGTCAAAACCAGTTAAATGAACCATACAACGCTGCGGGGCTTGCAGGGCAAAACCGCTTAATGGAACTTATGGGGCTTGGCGGCAATAAAGGTGCGGCTGGTTATGGGCAATATGCTAAAGACTTTAGCATGGCTGATTTTCAACAAGACCCAGGCTATGCTTTTAGGCTTAAAGAAGGCAACAAGGCTTTAGACCAATCGGCTGCGGCTCGCGGCGGGTTGATTAGTGGCAATGCGTTAAAGGCTGCACAACGCTACGGGCAAGATGCTGCGTCACAAGAGTACACTAATGCTTTTCAACGGTATCAAACTAACCGAGCAAACCAACTTCAACCATTGGGCAATTTAATGTCGTCAGGGCAAAATGCAGCAAATAACTCTGGTGCTGCTGCTGGTAATTTTGGTGGCAATATGTCTAATCTTTACTCTAACCAAGGTGAAAACTTGGCTAATATTGGCATGGCTTCTAACTTGGCACAACAAAACGCTTTAGCTAACGCTGTAAAAGGAATTGGATACGGCGGTTATGGTGGTCAATCTCAAAGGCCAGTTAATGCTTCGTCTTATTCGCAACCATCGGCAAATTTTTATGTCCCAGACCTATACCCAAATGAATAGAGGGTAACAATTATGGCTCTTAATACAAATTTACTCGCGCAAACACCAGACTTAGCAGGGTCTTTTGTTCAAGGCAGGCAAGAAGCACGTCAAAATAAACTTGCTGAAATGCAAATGATGCAGCAACAGCAGCAATTTGCACAACAACAGCAAGATTATGAGCAAACCAATGCAATGAATAAATACTTGCAGGGCGCTAATTTAAATACGCCTGAAGGCATGGCTGGTTTAAATCAGTTTGGGTTAAAAGGCGTTAATACTGCTTCAACATTGGCTAAAAACCAAGCAGAAATGGCTGCTGCAAAAAATAAATCGCAATTAGACAAACTTGGCATTATGGAAAAAGCTACTGACCAAGCTGGTAGTCTTTATTCTGCGGCACAAAAAAACCCTGCTGCCTGGCCGCAAGCAAGACAGCAATTAGTAGCAATGATGGGGCAATTTGGCGGCGATCCAAATTCAATACCAGAACAATACGACCCTGAATTTGTTGCGCTTGAAATGCAAAAAGCAGTAAAAGTTAAAGACGCATTAACAGATCAACGCGCAGCAGCAGGTCAAGCAATAACTATGCGTGGTCAAAATATGGTTGATGCTAGAGGAAAAGCGGCAAATAACATAGCAGCGGGGCAACTTGCATTGGCTCAACAAAAAGCTAACCGTGAACCTAGTATGCAACCGCCAGTTGCTATTGTTGACCCCGTAACTGGAAAACAAGTTTACGCTACACGCAATCAG